GACGCGATCCTTGTAGCTGCGGCTCTCACGCTCACCTGCCGTAGCCGACAGCACCTGCTTCGACCAGTAGTCAATCGCTGGGTCGATCAGTGCTATTGCCATGCGCTTACCGACGTATTCCACAACGACATCAAGCAAGTCATTCTGTTCTGCGTCCGACAGCAGTTCCCCGCCGAACACACGCCGGATAGTACGGTCATGCAGACGCTTCAGGGCTTCCGGGCCATACGAACTAGCTTCTGCCAATGCCTCCCAAGTCTCCGGAAGGAGATCCTTGGCCTCGATGGCAATCGGTGTGCTGATCGTTGTTATAGGCACGGAAACCCTGAAGTGTCGTACTTGTTGCTAGTCGTTGCTCGTTGCCAGCGATGAGCCGCCGTCGCCCGGAGGCTTGGGAGGCTTCGGCTGACGCTCACGGCGACCGCGCCTGGCACTTGCGATGTCACCGCGACCCTTCGATGTCTTGCGCGTTGCCTGAGCAGTCTCATCGCCTGCCTCAGCCTCAGCCTCGACGCCGTAGGGCTTCTGCGGATCGCCCGTGCCAGTGAACCCCTCACCGGGCACGACCGGCCCCTCCTCCGGGACCTCGCGCGTCTTGAGGGCGCGCACGGCCTTGTCCTCGTCCATGCCCTCCTCCGGCTCCGTCGCTTCGCCCAACTGTCGTTCGTTGGGACCTTCGCCGTAGCCGATGTTGAAGTCCACGATCTCCAGGCGAGCTTCGTCGCCGCGCATCGACTCGTACTCCTTGATGCGCTGGATCGTGGCGGACGGAAGCACGCGCATCGCATTCACGATGTCATCGACTTCCATCTCGTCGTAGGCGACAAACGGCAGCCCGAGCCGCGCCGAGGACTCATGCGCGTCGTCGGTGGACTTCTTGAGCTTGGTCGAGAGCGCGTCGTTCAGTTCGCCCTCACCCGACTCCAGCGCTTCCTTCCAGTCCTCAGCCACCTCACTGGCGGGGATGACCTCGCCCTTCAGGTAGACACGCCCCAGGCCGTTCTGGTACGTGAACGAGCCGTCCGGCTGCGGGAGCTTGCTGACAGTCTTGAGGACAGTGACCTCATCCTCAAGCACCTCGTAGGTATCTGCCATATTGTATTACACCTCCTCCCTTAGCGGACGTTGGCGTACAGGAACGCCTCAGGGCGAAGCAGGCGGACCATGCGGCGGCTCGCCTGGCGCAGGAGGCGCGTGTACACGCCCTCGCCCTTGAGGATGATTTCCGACTGCGGACCGGGCAGGAAATCCGTGGAGTCCGGCCCCGTCTTGATCTCGACCGGTCCGTTCAGCGTCTCAGCGATCTTGACACCGTTGATGCTGTAGTCGGTCGTGATCAGCACCCTGCCCAGCGGCAGGTAGCGAGTGTGGTCCTGCGGACGCCGCGAAGCGCCCACCGACTCGTCCCTGTACGCATGGTTGACAGGGATGAACTGCGTCCCCACCGGCAGGAGCTTCAGCACGTCTTCCAGCGTCGGCATGAACGGCTGGCCTGGGTCCACGTTGAAGTACGTACGGAGCTTGGCGTTGTTGACGATAAGCTCCGCATCGTCGTCGGAGATGTGGACACGGCGAGCCGGGGCACCGGCATCCGTGGAAGCGAGCGCCATCCATGTCTTCAGATCGTTGACCGGATCCGAAGTGGCGAGGTTCGTCCACGGGATTGCCGACGACGGCTTGTGACCGGTCGGCAGCGGGTAGTCGATGACAAGGGCAGTGTCACGCTGCTGGTACTCGATTGTCAACTGTCCGGCAAATGCCTGCCAGCGCATCCACTCGGACAGCCGCTCGTTGCGGCGTTCCAGGATCTGCCCGATCTCGACCAGGCGGCGGGCCTCACGGCCTGCCAGCTTCTCGCCGCCCTGCGTCAGGATCTCCCAACGCCGAGGCGAGATGCGGTGTGCCTCGTCCAGGTAGGCAAGCTCGATGACCTCCTCGCGCTCCTCACGTCCGGTGATATCCATCAGCGGGATTGAGGCTTCCGGCGACCGGAACTGACCGATGCCAGTCGCGTAGATGTCCTCAACTCGCATTGACGTGTACTGCGAGTCGGTGTCATTCATGGGGGCGATTGGCTCTCCCACGAACGGAGCCGTCTCCATTTCCGTCTCGACTGGACCGACAATGCTGTCCGTCAGCGCTGCCTGATCCATGATGTCGTCGATGACTGCCATGCTATTTCACCTCCTCTCTTCTACGAGAACTTGCAGGTCGGCAGCGCGCCCTTGATGCTCGCGCTGTAGGTTGCCCAACCGAGAATCCGGTCGGCACGGAACCACTGGCCGTGGTGCCACATGGCACTCGGAGTGTCGGACTTCGCCGTGGTGTCCGGGAAGACCTCGGTCCGGTTGAGGATGCCCAGGATGAGAGCGGCATTGTCAGTTCCCCCGATCCAGGGGGCATACTGATTGCCGACCTTCTTGAGCGGCGTGCCAGCCTTCATCTTCAGGTAGCCATCGGCCGGATCGACCGTGGCCAGCGAAGCGTCGAGCACGATGCTGGCGGCGACATCGACGTTGACTTGATTGACCAGGATCTCCAGGTCAGGAGTGACCTGGCGGCTGGTGCGAATGTTCCAAGCCACTGACTACTCACCCCCTGCCGAGATCGTCGCGGTGCCATATCGCTTGCTACGCGACACGGCGCGATCCACGGGGCGACCGGCGAGGCGGTCCGTGCGCGCCTTGCGCTCGGCTTCCTTCTCCTCGTCAGTGCCTTCCCCGCCGTCTGCGGGGCGTCCGTGGTCTTCCAGCAACACATGCTGATCAGCCAGCATCAGCTTGCCATCGTCGTTCTTGGGGATCAATTCGATGAACTTCCGAACGGCCCCGGCAACGGAGATCTCTTCACGCCCGACATTGCCAGTTGACTTGTCGCCCGACAGACCCATCTCGGAGTCGGAGAGAAGGACGGCCCCCGGCTCTTCGTCGTCTGACAGGAAGACGCGCCGGACGAACTTCAGCAGTCCGGGTGTCTCTGCGAATCCGATTGACGCAAGCTGCTGGACCTCCTGCTCGACGCGCTCACGGCGCGACTGGGCTGCGAGGCTCTGGTTCGTCTCGCGCAGCGGATCGACTTCAGCGCGATGGGCTGTGATGAGCGTTTGCTTGATCTCATCGCTCAGATCCATCGCCTGAATATCTTCGACATATCCCACGTTGTTACACCTCCTTCTCTTTGTGACTCGAATTGACTAGCCAGCAAGCAGCGCTCGCCGACGAGCACGGGCAGCCGCGACACGCCCCTCCGGAGTGTCCTTGTCATACAACGGAGAAACATTGTCGTGGCCGTAGACAGGCCGCTGTTGCTCCTGCGGCTTGTCAGGGGACGTACGATTCGTACGCTCCCAGTAGCTGGCGTCGTGCAGGAAAACCCCGCCGCCAACCAACGAGAACGGGGCGGAGAAACCCTGCCCCGTGGTGATGTTTCTGATGGAACACCGATTGTCGAGCGATACTGACTCGACCTTGAAGCCATCGTCATCAAGCTCCGTCTGTAGCTGATCGATGATCTTCTCTGGCAGCAGATCGTCATACGGACGATCAGACGCCGCGATCAGCGCCTGCTGGCCTTCGACCCAGCGCGTGGAAGGTGAGATCGTCACCTTGTCATCGCTGATGTCGAATGGAACGACCCATTGTTTCGTGTCGCCCTTGTAGAACTCAGTGACAAGCGCCAGCTTCTTGACCGCAGCCACGTCCATCACGTCGTAGAACGGCTTCGTCATCTGCGGCATGCCCTCAAGTCCGGGCTCGGGCTGCGGATTGAGAGCGGTATTGACAGCCGTCCGAAGCCAGTTGCTGCCATCGATCTCATTCCAGATGACTTCCGCGCCGGTTTCCTTCTCGACTCCCTCGTCATCAAACTGCACGACAACGGCATCGGAGATGTCATCCTCGGCGAAGACGCGCTTGAACGGCTCCAGTCCGTCAATCCACGGCACCTTTGTCAGCGCGACGTGGTTGAGCGCAGCACGGAACTTGCGGGCATCGGACTTGCGCA